AACACGGATTTAAACGAGGTGTGTTCTTTGCTAATATGTATGAGAATGGATTAAATTATTTAAGAAATGAAATTGAAGATAAAGATTTAGTAATGAAACAAAAATATGTTTTGGATTATGATAGAATTAATTCTTGGTGGAAACCAAAAGCTATCAGAAGATACACAACATTGTTTAATGACAATAGAATTAAACCTGAAATACTATTCTATGGAGATATAATGGGGATGACTTGGGAACAATGTAAAGAAAAATATTTAGGTGAAGTTGGTAGATAAAAAAAAAAAGCTTGACTTATATTGCTAAAAGGTTGTATATTAAAGGAGATAATATAAATGATAAAAACATCAGATAGATATAAAAATAAAATATTAAATGCTAAAACAAATAATGGAGTAATAATGAATAATAATGTAGAAAAATTTATAGATGATAATGGGGCTATGGAAGTAAAACAAGTTCCCCGTTTAAATCATAAACAAAGAAGAGAAATAGAAAAGATTATGATAAAAGAAACTTTTAAATCAAATGAACTTATTGAATTTAAAAAATTATCAAGAAAAGAATTAAACGCTAGAATTAGAAATTCATTGAAACAATTCGCTTGTAACAATGAGGCTGGTGAGTATAGAATGCATATCGATTTAACAGATAGTTCAATAAAAGATTGTTTTAAAAACTTTGATAATCCTAATTTTGTAGTTTCTGAAAAAGACGATAATTTTTACTTTGTCAGGCCTAAAGAACAAACTAAAGCAGAAAGACAAACTGAGGTATATCAATTAGAACAATTACTTGATATATTAAAAGGTTCTAAAAAACCAGAAGTTACCTTTGTAGTAAAAACTGATAAAGATTATAAACAAAAAATATATGTTTATGATGGTCAACATAGATTATTGTTAGTTGTAGATTTTATGTTTTTTGGAAAATCATTTTCTGTACAATCTCTCAAAAAAGCACTTCAAGAAAAAGAGACATTGTTTACTGATAAAAATTTATGGCCCGATGTTTGGAAATCATTTGACCAATTTGTTAACACATTTGATGGGGAATCTTTTAACTTTGAACAATTAATAAATCACCAACCTGAAATGAAAAGTGTTTTTGAAGATAAAGAAAAAATGATAGTTTATGGTAATCTTCATTTATGTGATTCCAAAACTGCTTCTCTTTTATTTAGGAAACTAAATGAACATGTTTCAAGTCACTCAACAACACAAAGAGTAAAGTCTGACTTATCAGAAACAGAGTTTTCTGAATTATTATTTGGTAGTAAGTTAACTATATCTGATTCGTTGGTTGGTTATTTATCAGATGTAGTTCCACACATTCCATTTTTTAATAGAAAAGAAGTTGATTTCCCATCAGGTATTACCAAAAAGTTTTCATATGATACTTCTTCCGATGAACAAAATCAAATGAATTTTGATCAATATTTAATTTATGTTTATCAAATGATATTGTCAAGGGTAAAGAGAGAAATGATTGCTAATGATGATGGTGAACAAAAACTAATATATAAGTTTGATGTAAAGTGTAATCCAACGGATTCGGAATTGTGGGGTGGAGAACCATTTGACAATAGTGCTTGGACAACATATGGTATTAAACCTAAAATGTATGACTTTTGGATTGAGAGATTTTCTAATTTAGTTATAGATGATAAAAAAATCTTTGTTGAGTTTGTAGAAAATATTTTAAAGATAGCTCTATTGACAACTTCTGATGATTTTTTAAATCGAGTAATTAGGTGGGCTAAGTGTCTTGATAAATTAAAAAAACCACATACTGATGAAATTAAAAAAATTAAAAATAAATATCCTAATGAAGATGTAACACCTGTAGATGTGTTAAAAGAACTTAAAGATTTTAAATACTACAGTGATTGTTTAGAATTACACAAAGTAAAATATCATGACCAATTTGTAGTGTTCTCAACATTATCTTTACACAGTTATTTAAAAAAGTTTAAACTTGAAGATTGGATTATTGGTAAATTAGATTGTATGATAAATACATTTGATGATATTGTGAAAGCCCAAGAGGATAAAATAAATGGTCACGTCAGTAAGATTGGCCAAAAACGAGGAACAAAAAATAGAGGAAACTTTTTATTTAAGAATTATGGAGTATCAAACTTTCAAACTATTATTTCTGAATATATACAATCTATGGATGAATCATTGTGGTCTAGGTCTGAAGCTGAAACATACTTTGAAGAAGTATTAGAACATACGGATGATTATCTATATATATGTCCACATAGTTGTAAACCTGTTACTAAAGATAATTTTCATAGTCATCATTTACATTTCAGAAGTAGTGATAACCCACACAAGGAATTAAAATATTGGTTTCCTCTAAGTCCTGAATTTAATCAATTTATTTCTGATAACCCACAAAAAAATATTATAGATACTGAAACAGATGGTACATTCATTGATGCTTGTAATACTTTAATAGATATGATGAAAACTAAAAGTAATACTACATCCAATGTAAAAGAAAAACTGGGATGGAAAAAGAGTATACAAACACTTGATATGTGGAAAGATATGATGGAGGTTTATCTTAATAATGAATAAATTTATGGAAGATGCAGATAGTCTGGTAGAATATAAATATAGATGTTTAGTATATCCAAATATAACTTATCAGAAAGATTTTACCAAAGATAGTTATTACATTATAATGTCAAGGGTGTTAGAACACCTAACAAAATTAAGACCCGATATTCACTTTACAGTATTGACTCCTGAAATTATGCCAGGTTTCCAATATAAAAATACTGAACAAGTTATTTACAATCAACCAAGTTATCCTAACACAATGAGGTGTCACTTTGATACGAAAAGATTGTTGGAAATAATTGATTGGAAAAATAAAGATTGGGATTTTGTTTATACATATCTTCCTGAACATACACTACGACTTAAAAATTTATTTTATAATGTAACCAATTGTAAACCAATATTTTTTGGGTATTGTGGTTACATAGAAATACCAGCGACTGCTAAATATGATATGAGTATGTTAAGAGCTAACTTCAATGGTATTTTAGAAATGAATAGTTGTGGTGTAAATTCTCAAGCTTTAAAAGATGAAATTATAAATCATGCTTCTAATTTTTTAAATAAAGAACAAGTTAGTAAAATGAAAAAAATAATCAAACCATTATATAGGGGTTGGGATAATGTAGATGGTGAACGGAAACAACCATCAACAGATAAAAAAATAATTGTATTTAATCATAGACCAAATACATATAAGAGTTACCCCTGGTTTTTAAAACAAATGGATAAACTTTGGAAACAAAGACAAGATTTTAAAGTATGGGTGCCTTTAGCAGATACTCAAGATAGAGAATATATATCTATAGATAAGTTTAATAGACAAGGTTACTTTACTGAGTTATCAAAATGTTGGGTTGGTGTATGTGGAAAATCATATCACAAAGGTTGGGTTAATTCAGCAGCAGATGGTATGAGTGTTGGAACACCTTATATATTTTTAAATGAAAATTATTATTCTGAAACAATAAAGGATAGTGGAATATATTTTACTGACGATAATGAGTTTATGGTTAAGATAAATAAAATACTTGACGATGAAAATTACAGAAAAAAATATTCTAAAAAATCAAAAGAAACAGCTAAAGAAAATACTTGGGATATAACTATAAAAAAATACAATGAACATTTTTTATTAGCAGAAAAAAAATTAAAACAAATAAAAGAAAAAACAGAATCTTACAAAAAAATAGTAAGCTATATTATTAAAAAAGGTTATGTAACTAAAAGAGAATTAAAAGCATATTTAAATTGGGGAGTAAGAATACCATTCGATGCTTATAGAAATAAATTAAGAAACGAAACAAAAGTTAAATTTACCAAATATGGTTATGGAGTAAAATAATGAGAAAATTATCAGCAGAACAAATACAAATAAATTGGAATACATTAATAGAGATTATTGATTCACATATCGGTGATGATAGACGAGAAAATCTTTTAAAGATGTACGATTACTTTAAAGAAAGAATAATGTTTGCACCAGCTAGTGGAAGAGAACATTTTCATAATCCTATGCCTGGTGGATATGTTGAACATATTCTTCATGTGATAAATCACTCACTTGAAGTAAAACAATTATGGGAAAAAAATGGAGCCGATATAAACTTCACAGACGAGGAGTTAGTTTTTGCAGCTATGCACCACGACTTTGGTAAAGTTGGAGATTTAGATAACGATTATTATATACCAAACGAATCAGATTGGCATAGAAAAAATCAAGGTAAAATTTATTCACATAACCCATCTCTTCAATATATGAAAGTGCCTGATAGAGCTTTATGGTTACTTCAACATTTTAGTGTTAAAGTTACAGACAAAGAATACATTGGGATTAAATTAACGGATGGTTTATATGATGATGCTAATAAATCTTATTTAATGACTTATAATCCAGACTTCTCTTTAAAGTCTAATATGGCACATATACTTCACCAAGCAGATATGATGGCGACTTATATAGAAGGTGATATGTGGAATAAATCAAATGATGAGCCAATAAATACAAAAGTTCCAAAAACAAAAGATGAACAAAAACAAGTGGACAATCTCAAAAATAAATTTGATGAATTGTTTAATTAGGAGAGATGTATGTGGTGGTTATTAACAATATTATTCTTCATAATTAGTGTAGCTTCATCTACATTATTATTTTATTCATTACGAAGAATAACACAATATGAGGAATTTATTTTACAGATTCAACAAGTAATTAAATTTGCAACAGATAAAATGAAACTTGTCGATGCTAAAGGTCATTATGAATCAGATGATGAAACAGGTTTTTTCTTTGAACAACTAAAACAGATTCAGTTATCACTTGATGGTATATTCGAATCAGAGGAGACACAAGATGCCAAAAAAGAAAGTCAATGATGTAAAAGCAGAGATTAAAAAAATAGTTAAAAAGAAAAAACGAAAAGTTTATTTTGGACAAGAGGTTCAAAACGCAGTTGTTGAATATAACTCATCAACTAATGACAATGAAAGAAATTTAATTTATGGAACAAGAATACACGCAGCTTTTGATAAATTAGCTGAAAATATAATTAATACATTTAAGTTTACTTATTTTGATATGCCTTTTGAAGATGTCAAACACGAAGTGGTGGCATTTATGGTAATGAATATTCACAAATATGACCATACAAAAGGTTCAAAAGCATTTAGTTACTTTTCAGTAGTGGCTAAAAACTATTTGATTTTACATAACAATAACAATTATAAAAAATTAAAAAGTCACGATGGTATGGATGTATTAGATAGAGAAAAAAACCTTAAAGATATGGATTATGATTATGGTTCTTTTACTACCGAAATCGTTGAATATTTTGATAAAAATCTAAACACTATTTTTAAAAAAGATAGGGATTTAAAAATAGGATATGCTATCGTTGATTTAATAAAAGCACGAGAAGAGATAGAAAACTTTAATAAAAAAGCTCTATACATATTAATTAGAGAAATGACGGATGTAGAAACAGCTCACATAACATCAGTTGTAAATGTATTAAAAAAACATTATAAAAAACTTGTTAATAAATATCATAAAAATGGGACTATTATGATTGATTCATCTGGTTCATTTTTTTAACATGTTAAAATAGTATATATTAAAACCCACCAATTCAAAGTGGGTTTTTTTATTTCAGACAATTTCTTACAAATTTAATATTTATATATGAATAAATACATTCAGAGGAGATTGTATGTCAAATGAAAAAGAAATATTCGAGGGGAAAACCTTTCAAGACTTAACAAAAGATATTTACGAAAACACGACAAAGCGTAAAGTTCAAATAGATTTGTTAATATCAGAGATACACGGATTCATTACAACTATAGATGATGTGGTTATGGTAGCTCCTATTATAAAGGAATATATGGATACCGCTGTTAAAAATGATGAACACCTAGTCAAGTTAGCTGGTGTATTACAAAGAATCATATCTAAATCACAAGGTGGTGATGATGAGTCAATGTTACTATCAGAATCAGAAAAAGAAGAATTAATGGAGACACTTCAAGATACTGTAAATGATTTAAATAATGAACAGAGTAGACTTGAAGGTATAAAAAATAAAACAATAAATCCAAATATTACGGAGAGTTAAATGGCTTCAATATATACTACAGTTCCAGGAAAAACAATTAAAGGATTTGGTGGGGTAAAATATCCTGTTCCTTTCTACATACAATTTGTTCCGGGATATACAGTTGAAGTAGTACATTCTGATAGTAGTTTAAGATATAATGGAGCTAACACTATAAATAGTATAATAGCTTTACCCCATATGACAGATAAAACATTTAAAGCACAAAGAACCAACACTGGTGAAGAATATAGGTATTATCCATTACTTAGAGGTATAACCGATGTTCCATCAAAAGGAGATCCTGTGTTGTTATGTACCATAGGTAAAACTAGATATTATATGGGCCCTTTGAATACTGCTAATAATAGTCCTACTTGGAATGATGACCCATCTTATAATCCAGAAATAAATCTTGGTGAGGATGATGTCTTAGGAGAAACCAGTAGGAGATTAGAAAAAGGTGAAAGTCCAAACTTTAATAAAGAAGTTGATTTTTCAAGATTACAGAAAAAAAGAAAAGTTAAATTGGACTTTGGTGATGCTGTTAATGAAACGACAGGTGATACCATTATAGAGGGTAGGCATGGGAGTAGTATAAGAGTTGGTAGTAGAAGTAATAGTGGTTATATTTTTATTTCCAATAGTAGAAATTCAAAAAATGCTTTTGAAAGTATTGGTGATTCTGGTATAATTAGTTTAACAAGAAATGGTACTTTAGCACAACATTTTGGTAGTTACTTCGACCCAAATTTAGATGATGGTAGTGGTCAAAAAGGAAAATTAATACCTGAATTTATTTTATCATCTGATAATTTAGTTGCAGATAAAACTAACAGAAAAATGGGAACTTTAGTTTCAAGTGTTAACGGGAATAGTGATGTTAATGAACATATTTATAAATACGATAAAAGTCAAATATTATTTAATTCTGAACGGATAACTATTAATACAAGACTTGAAGATATTTATATTTCATCACATAACGATATTCACATTGGTTCAGGAAGACATTTAGCAATAACAACTAATGAAAATTTAATCATAGAATCAGAAAAAACATATTTAGGTGACCCAAATAAAAAAAATATGCAATCAATGGTTTTTGGAGAAAAACTATTAGAAATATTAGAAGAACTTTGTGGGACTTTAGGTGATGCACAATCTAATATGTATTTTCCTGTACCATTAGCTAGTGGTGGTGTACCATTAAAAAGTAAAATGGAACAACTTAAATTAAAATTAAAAAATATTTTAAGTGCGAAACATAAGTTAGAGGAAAACTAAACGAGGTATAATATGAAAAAGAAAAAAACAATAAGACAAATAGTTAGAGAAGAAGTTGCTATGGCAATTCAAGAAGTAATAACTGAATTGAAACAACCAACTCAAACAACTAAACCAATACAAGAAAAGAAAAGCTTTTCAAAAAATTCGGTATTGAATGATGTATTGAATGAAACAGCTCAAGATGGTGAATGGAAAACATTGGGAGGTAGTGAGTTCACATCAGATAGAATGAATGAATTAGTTGGTAGGCAATATGGTGATATGATGAATACATCACCACAACAAGTTCCATCAAGTGACCCAATGTCTCAATTTCTTAACAAAGACTATAGAGAAGTTTTGAAAAAAACTGACGAAAAACAAAAACAAAAATACGGAAAATAATTATGGCTATTAATCCATTAGGTTTAAAACAGGGTATAATAAATGCTAAAATAGCAGCTGCTAAAGTTGATTCCCCCACTGCTCAAGTTGACAGTGAAAAGGGTTCTTCTATAGAAGTTGAAGCGGAAATAATAAAAGAAGCAATTGTAAACTTCTTAACAGAAGCTGAATTTAGAGTAACTAAATTAAATGCACCTGTTGTAGTCGAAACACTCAAGACACCAGACCAAGCTGTTGATGTAGAACAACAAACTTTATTAGGGGATAAAGCTCCAATATTGGATGCAATAAAAAAAATACCAGGAGGTGCAGCTTTAATCAAACCCCTCGAATCAGCCTTAAAACAAGCTATAAAACCATTACTTAAAGGTGGTTCAACATTACCTGGCTTAGATTTGGGGAAAGATGATGGTGGTTTAGAGGGTGCTGGTTATGTTTACATAGGAGAAGATCCAGATTCACGGGAAGGTTTTGATGTTGAAGATGAAGATGGACAAAGAGTTTATACAACTGTAAAATTATTTAGAGAAGATATTGAGGGATTATTATAATGGCTATTAAAGACACATCGAGAAAACCTTATATTGAAGACAATGACACTCGTGTAAAAATTGGTATTGATTTACCAATTCGTAGGGGTGATAGTTTTGAGGGATATTTTGCATCTTCATCTACAACTATAGAAGCTGTAAAAAACAATATAAGAAATTTATTAAATACTCATAGAGGTGAACGAGTTTTTCAACCCAATTTAGGTTTAAATTTAAGACGATTATTGTTTGAACATATAACAAGTGATAACCTACTTGGTGTACAAAATGCTATATTAGACCAATTAGAACTTTGGTTGCCCTTTGTTGAGGTTAGAGATATAAAAATTTTTAGAAAAGAGGATGATATTGTAGTTGGTTCAAATGAAATTAGAGTGAAAATTATTTTCAATATCAAACAAGATCCAAATACATTGGATTCAGTTACTATGGATTTTTCTGGACAAATAAACGAAAGTGAATCATTGACAACTGGTGGTTCTTATTAGAGTGGAGATAAATTATGCCAACATATGGTAAAAACAATTTTAAAGAATCAAATGTAAATTATTTAAATAAAGATTTTGCATCATTAAAATCATCGTTAATAAATTATGCTAAATCTTATTTTCCAGATACATACCGTGATTTTAATGAAACATCACCTGGTATGATGTTATTGGAAATGAATGCTTATGTTGGTGATGTACTATCTTTTTATATCGACCAACAATATCGTGAGATGTTATTACCATTAGCAGAAGAAAGAAGAAACATAATTACAATGGCTAAAATGTTTGGTTACAAAGTTAAACCTATTGTTCCAGCCTATGTTGATTTAACTTTTAAATCTGAAGTTAATGCAGCTGATGATAAATCTAAAGTTGATTATTCTGATGCTGGAGCTTTTGATGTTGGTGTTGAAGTACCATCATCAACTGATTCAAACATAATTTTTTCAACAATAGAACCAATTGATTTTACTATAACAGGATCTGAACCAGCTGATACTTCGGTAATTAAAACTACCAATGCAGATAGTGGTTTAGCTGAAACTTATATGTTAGAAAGAACTGTCCGTGCAGTAAGTGGTAAACAAAAAACAAAAACATTTCAGATTGGAGTTCCTGAAAAATTTAAAAGAATTACAATACCCGATACTAATGTAATTGATATTATCTCTTGTGTTGATTCCAATGGTAGTAATTGGTATGAAGTTGACTTTCTTGCTCAAGATCAAGTTCCAATATCAAAACACTGGACTGATGAAGGTAGAACAAGTGCTTATCAAAATTTAGAAACCCAAACTATAGAAGATTTAGCTGTACCATATTCTTTATCTTACATACATACACCAAAAAGATTTGTCCGTGAGACAAATACAGATAATACTACATCTCTTGTATTTGGTAATGGTGTATTGAAGAATGGTATTGATGGTGTTGATCAAGGATACATTGATATGGAGCAAGTTGGAATTGTTGTTCCAGGACAAACAAATGATTTAAATCAATCAATTAATCCATTACTTGGTAATGAGTATTCAACTCTCGGTGAAACACCAAACAACACAACTTTAACTGTAACTTATAGAGTGGGTGGGGGAATTACTTCTAATGTTAATGCTGGTATGTTAACAACGAAACCAAGTCCAACTTCAATTGGTAACAATACTGATGCCGAAATAGAATCAGTTACAAACTCTACTCCAGCTCGTGGTGGTAAAGATGAAGAAGATTCTATAGAAATAAGAGAAAAAGCTAAAGCATTTTTCTCGACACAAAATAGATGTGTTACAAAAGAGGATTATGAAGCTAGAGTTCTAAACATACCAGGTAAATATGGAAATATAGCTAAAGCATATGTTTCTAGAAATGCTGAATATGGTGAGGAGACATTCAATGAAACGGAATTTCAAGGAACTTTAGAAACACTTTCACAAAAATTCACTGATTATTCTACAGATTTCAATGCTGAAATTGGAAATATTACAGACGCAATTTTAAGTGGAGAAGCAGTTAATATTACAGTTCTGAACGGTTTGATTGAAGTACATAATCAACTGCAAGGGACAGCTGAGTACGAAGGGCAAGGTGTTCAAGATATTGAAATTCCAACATTAAACGAATTAGCTTCTGTTAATTGGGTTCATTTAGCGTCAATAAACATTTATGTTCTTGCATATAATAATAAAAAACAATTAACTGGTAATCCTCATATAGAAGATACTGTAGCTACAGGTGGGGTATACGATAATTTACCAAAAACTTTAACAAGTAATATTAGTTCATACTTACAAAACTTTAAATTAATGACAGATGTTATAACAATTAATGATGGGTATGTTGTAAACTTTGGTGTATTCTTTGATGTAATAGCTGAAAAATATGCTGACAAACAACAAGTTAAATTAAATTGTATTCAAACAATTAAAGATTATTTTAATATAAACAAAATGCAATTTAATCAACCGATTTACAAAAGTAATTTAGAATTTGAATTGATGGGCGTTGAGGGTGTTCGTTCCATTGGACATGTAACCATTACACAAGAAACAGATTATTTCTTTGACACTCCAACAACTGATAATGAAATTACTCCAACTTATACATATTCGTATGACTCAAACCACAATGGGGGTGAAGGTGCTTATGTAACAGCTGATGGTGGTACAACTGGATATGGATACAAATATGATTTCAAAAACGCATTGTCTGACGATGGTACAATTATTAGACCACCATTACCAACGACTCCAGCAGTTTTTGAATTAAAGAATCCAAATCAGAATATACAAGGGAGGGTTAGATAATGCATCATTTTATTTTTCCAACACAAGATACTTGGATTTCAAGTGGTAGTAGTAAAATAGATGGAACTTCTTTCAAAGACCAAAACTTTGGAAGAGACCAAATACTTGAAGTCAAAAAAGAATTTTATAATGATGCTTTTGATTTTCAATCAAGAGCATTAATACAATTTAGCGGGACTGACTTTACAGAAATGTCTCAATCAATTGCAGATGGTAAAATCACAAGTCCAAAGTTTTTTTTAAGACTATATGAAGCTGAAGGTAATTCCGAAATAACAACGGACTACAAATTAGCTATTCAACCAATATCACAATCTTGGACAGAGGGTACTGGTAAGTTTGGTAATAGACCAAAAAATGTTAATGGTTGTAGTTGGGAAAATCGTATTAATCAGATGGGTTCGAGTGCAACAACTTGGACTTCTGCTGGAGTATCAGTGGTAACAGGTTCTGCTATTTCTGGACTAGGAGCTCCTGTTAGTTCATCTGTCCAATCTTTTTCTAATGAATCTCCTGATATTAATGTTGATGTTACTGATATGGTAAATATGTGGTTGGGTGGTGTTAGACCAAGTGACCACCAAGTTCAAAATTATGGAATGTTAATCCGTTTTAGTGGTAGCCAAGAAACAGATGATACAACTACAGGACATTTAAAATTCTTTTCAAGAAATACACATACGATATTTGAACCAAAACTTGAAGTTAGATGGGACGATCACATAATACCAACAGGAAGTACTACTGGTAGTTTAACTGAACTTACAATGAGTGGTTTAGTTGATAATTATCTTTATATGAAAAATTTAAGAGGAAGTTATAGACAGGGTGAAAGAGTTAAGTTTAGAGTTGGTGCAAGAAAAAGATATATTCAAAAAACTTTTAATACATCAGTTCAAACTGTAACTGGTTCAGTTATACCTGATAGTAGTGGTTCATATGCGATTAAAGATATTGCAACTGATGAATATATAGTTCCATTTAGTTCTTACACATCAATGAGTTGTGATGCTGAAAGTCCATATTTCAATCAATGGTTGGATGGTTTTTATCCTGATAGAGTTTATAAAATACAATTAAAATTAAAAACAGATGATGGGCAAGAACAGATATTTGATGATAACTTTGAATTTATAGTTAAGAGGAGTTAATAAATGGTTACATTAGAAGAAATTTTAGATAAGATAGCCGAAAGTCTAATACAAAGTGAATTTGTAAATTCTGATTTGGTTGAACAAAATCAAAAAACAATAAAGAATGGATTAATATCATTAGGTAGGGGTAACTCAGATAGACTTGTCTTGTTTCAAAAGGATGTAAAGGCTAATGAAGAAGATTTAATTAATCTTTCAGATGATGGTGCTGGTATAACATTAAATGAAATTGTAGATAGTTTTAACGAAAATAACTTTACGATAAACCAAATTGATGTAATATTATCTGATTTGGGTGCTGGTGTGATAGGAATTGTTTTATATGTAGATGGTGCAAATCAATATGACATTACATCATTACTTTCAGATAGTTCTAATAATCCTTTAAATGTAAGTCAATTTGTAAATATTAAACAACAACAAACAGTTATAGACCCAAATCAAGCTAATGAGTATTTAGATACAAATATTTATGAATTAATACCAACTGGTTTAACAAGACAAGAAAGAATAGATTTTTTATTTACTGAATTAAATACTTTATTATCTGGTACTATTCCTGTTTTTGATGAAGATGGTGATGGTGCTGTTGATAGAGACCCAATGGGTAATTGGACTAGAGACCAACTATATTATCTCGACAATAGTATATCAGCTACACAAGAATCTGAACAAGCTACTATTGCTGAGGAAGACTCATTTATAACAAGAATTAGAAATAATATGAATGATTTAAATGAAGATAAAACTCTTGAAGATATTTATAACACCATTTATCCTTATTTAACTGATATTATTGAGGGTGACATACCAATTGAAGATGAAAGACCAGAATATCAATTAGAATCCAGTGGATACTTGAAATTTAGAAATCCAAATCAAGGTATTATTATAAGAAATACAACTCAAGATTATGTTGAGGGATTAAATCCAATTACACAAGATTATTTAGAAACAGGATTTACAATCACAATGTGGGTTAGATTTTTAGATAAAACTTCAAGTGGCACATTGTTTAATTTTGGTAACCCAACACGAGGAGAAAACCCCTTTGGATTTAGATTAGAAACTTATACTTTAGGGAGAGACGAAGTAACAAATATTACATACGATACAGCTGACCCTATTGGGGAACCTGATTTTCGAACTTGGGGAGAATATGCTGAAGAAATAGCATTAGAAAATAATTATTTCAACAAAAGTGATACTGAAAGATTTGTTAGACTTGTTATAAAAGATGGTGATAAATTAAGAGATTCACATGTAGGGGTATTAGGAAGACAAAAAACAACCGATGTTCCAGGATTTGCTTTAGATTCAGATTATGATTTAGGTTTAATGTCAACTACTTGGATACCTGAAGATTTTACTGAGTGGTATTTTATAGTAGCAACTTTTAATCCTGATGTTGAGGAAGATGAGCATATAGTAAGTGGTACAGGTGCAGATGGTGTAAATAAAGAATACACTGAATGTTTACAGGTTGGTGAAACTCCTGATTGTGGAAGAACTCCTTACTTTTGGAGAAACAATATTATTGATACTGGGTATACGAATCATTCTAATATGGGTAATAAATGTAAAGTAGAAATCATATCAAAAACAGACTTACTACGAGCTCGTGGTTATAAGGTAGACTAAAATGGCGTTTGATTGGCCAGAACAAAATGAAGACTATGGAATATTTGGTGTTACCATTGAACAGACACTGTCTGATCCTTATGATCCTTTTAGTGGAATTAATTTATTAGAAGACTACAGACAAGCTTGTAGTCACCTCGAAATAATGTTATTACCAAACCAAAGTATTGTCGATGATGTTTATTGTCAAGACCCTTTTGCTTCTACTGGGCCAGAATCATATGGTGGAACTGGTGGTTTAGGTCATTGCTTCAATAATGGGGCTGTTAATGTTAGGTATCTTGGTGGAGATGTAGATGGTAATGCTGATGAAGAAAGTCTTACAAATGCAAATGTTTTGCCATGGTATCAAGAGGGATTGGACAATGGTGAAACTCATGGTGGTGCTACTAAAGTAACAGAACCATTTCAACATCCAAGTCCTGGTTCAGGTTGGCCTGATGTATGGAAACCAAATGTTTGGGGATATGATGATGGTAGTGGTGCAACAATAACCGCTTCACCCTATAGTAATCAACAAATTTCAAGTTTTAATTTTGACTTTGCGGGAAATACAAGTCCATTCTCTGGAAATGAAGACCCCAACTATAATCTAGCTGAGATGAGGTCTTACATTACAATGGAAGAGACAGGAATATATAGATTTTGTGTTCACTTTAATGATTCATTTGGTTTATTTATAAATGATGGAATTGGTGGAGAACTAAGATTAGCAGCAGAAGGACCAGATATATCAGCTGATGGGGTTGGGTTTTCATATGGGGACTACACTACTAATTTAGAAAATGGAAGTTATGAGGGTGACCCATCAAGAGTTCCTTTCCATGTAGACTTATCTGAATTTGATGGAGACGCTAATCTTTATAAAATTTTAGTAAGGCATGTTCAAAAAAATGATTCGTTAGAGGCTGGAACTAAATATAAAATAGACATAGCTTACCAAACTCCAACCTCAAGAGCTTTTTATGGTGATTTACCTTGTGACGAATCATTTACAGAATTATTTTATTTGGGTGCAGAAAAACTTTATCCTACAGAGGTAAATCCACCGATGCAACAAGAATATGAAGTAGATGAGTTATCTGGTGATGGTTTTTATTATGATGTAAACCAAACTCCTTTTTATGGTACTGAAGAAATATATGATGTTTTACAAACAGCAGACTGTAATACAGAATTTGAAATTCCACTATATAACTTTGATGAGTTGAGAGCAGTTTGTAAAGATGGTAGTTATGTTACAGTAGCTTCAACACAGGGTGGTGGAGTTCCTTTATTAACACCACCAGACTACATTGGTGAAACAACAGAGACAGAATTTTTAAATCCAACTTTACCTGGCTCTGATATTCAACACCTTACGATAGAACAAAATAATGCTATATTTCAACAACAACAGGAAAATCCTGGTTTTGATTGGATGGATTTAGATTACTATTCACAAGAATACAACATTGGTTTTTGGGATGTTGAAAATATAGTTGATGATACACTAACTCAATATTGTCTTAAACAAGGTTATAATGATGGGTATATTGCCTACACAACAAATGCAGAATATTCTCCAAATTATGGTAGACATATTGGTGACGAAGAGGGTGGCTATATAGGTATAAGGCAGAGTGATGATAGGTGTTATGGGCCTTATCCTGATTTATACTTTGAAGATGCTGACCCTGATACTGAAGTTGTAATTGGTGAATATTCATGGGAAGACTGGTGTAATCAACAACGGGGACTATTTGATGGAACTGACAATTGTAATAATTATGCTAATATTGATGACATGAGACACGATGCTGGTGCCGCAAGTTCACGAGAATGTTGTGCTAGCGTATATGGTCTTACACCAGTTGGTGCTGATTGTTCTCGACATAGTAATCCAGGTTATAATGAATCTGATTACCACTATAATGATGATTATAAAATGTGGCCAGCTTGGTGGGATATGTCATATTTACCAACTGATTATAAAGCAGAATTTGTAGGGGAAGATGATAATTTAAAATATTATAAATGTTTAGACAATATAGTAACTATTACTGAACCCAATATTGATAGAATTATGGTTTATTGGGATACTCCAAATCTTCCTTATGGTGATGATTGGGGTTGGATTGTAATGCCGTGGGAGTCTAATGATGCTGGTGGTGGTGGTAATTCGGCTGATTTTGTTTGGATTACTTCAGTTACTTGTAGAGGTGATTTATCACAAAGTAATTTTATATATCGTAATGGGGAAGAAGCTTGTAAAACTTATACAACTAATAACTCTGATTTATTTTATGCTTCTGATGCCGATGAAAGACCATCACTTGGACTATTTTCTACTGTAAACGATAATAAATTATCAGATAAATTTCAATCATCTATTGTTGATGATACATTTACACAACTTCCAATAAATAATTTAGTTAGAAATTCTACGGGTATCGGAGAATCAGGAGCTATACATGAACTAAAATGGGATACTTGGCTTGATGGTGAATCAACCAAAAACATTTATTATCCAGATAGTTGGGAACACATAGCTTATAATGGAACTGTTGAGAGGCTTGATACTGGTTTTGGTAACGACCCAACAGACGAAAGACTAGCGAGATTTATACAATCACCAACCTATGAACCATCTGATGATTTTCCTGCTTATGGTGGTGCTTTCTTATATGCTTATCCAAATGTTAACTATGAATGGAATAACTCTGGTATATCTCTATATAGTGGTGATGGTGACCCAACGGGTGATGGTTATGTTGGTGAAGAAATAGCTTCAATAGAACATGATTTCCAATGGGCAAGGTGGGTTAGAGGTAATAGTGAATGTCTCTCTTATAACAAGTGTTTAAAATTTCAAGCTGATAGTAAATGGGATAACATAGAAGACTTATTAACTAATGCTAATAATTTAGAACCTGACCAAGATATATCAGTAAAAAATACATATAGAGTATTAGAGCTTAGAAACGAAAATCAATATAGAACAATAAACCAATCACAAAAAATATTTGATAGGAATATAAATGCTGGTTTATTAAATCCATTTACTTCTTTAAATGTTAGTTTTTATATGAAAACAATGAGTGATGATTTATATGAATCGGTAAATCCACCTGAAGTGGAATCTGGTGTTATGAAAGCTAGTAATTTAGGATTCCATGATGACTATTTGGGATCTATAACTTACGACTTTGGAGGTGGAGGTGGATATTGGGACGATTGTGGTTTTGCGTTTGTTCCGGATATACTACCTGATGATCATGCACAGTGTGATCGTCCCCCATGTTATTATTGGAGACTAGCAACAGAACTTTTACCTGAAAATAGTGGATTAACTGATCAGGGTAATCCTGTAAATTATTTTGATAATTGTGGAATTGGTGATGGTGGAAACCAATCCCATTATAAATTGTCTTGTTCTGGAATAATATCTCCACCAAGTTATACTCCATCTTTTCAACAATATGATGATTATCAGGAATATGGCATGCCAATTTATTCAGCTAAAGACGATCAAGGTAATATTGGTGAAGCTGGAAAATGTATAAGTGTACCTATGTTCCAATTTCATTGGGAAGATACACCAAGTTGTTATGATCCTGAATTTAATAATAGTTCTTATAATCAAGATTTTAATGAAGATGGTGAACCAGACATACATTGGTATCATTCCATATACAATCCTGATACTGAGTGGCATGGAAATAACCGTATGTGTCCCGAAGGCAACTACCCATATTGTACTTATGATATGTGGAGACTTGATAAACCAATTGAAGAGCGTTATTTTTGTTCAAGTCATGTCCAACAACAACCAACAGAAAATATAATTATTCATAATGATAATTATTGGGATGCTCAAGGTTACTATAATTCATTTGGTAATTGGGAAGATGCTAATACAACTGAGACATTTGATTTATTTGGTTGTATGCATAGATTTAAAAACGATGCACTAAATGTTTGGGAAAAGAAAGAATTTACTTTTAATATTACTCAGAATTATATAGATTCTTTTGAAAATGTTAGAGATATGTCATTTTTTGTACAAGCAGGAAATGAGTTTAGAGGGACTGTTTATTTAGATAATTTTGAAGTTAAAGAATCATATGAATTTGTTCCTGATGTTGATGTCAGACAAAAATTAGCAACAGCTAGGTATGGTAAAGGTGATTTAACAAAATATTATGACCCAACAATACCTGAACAATTGGAAGCTTACTTAGATACTGTAGCTCCATTAGAAGCTCAATTTTATTTTTATCCAAGATATTTTAAAGAAGATGTATTTGGTAAAACTCATCCTGTATTTAACGATTTTAGAAAAGGTATGTTTTATTTATTTGATGTTGATTGGGGTGATGGTAGTCCAAAAGAATTTACCAATGAACCACTACAATTGGGTGATAACGAAATGATATATCATACTTTCGAAGAGGGTGGTATATACGATATTACAGGATATATGATAAGACTTAAATATGATAAAGACAATACACCAATTGGTGTAGTTCATAATAGAAGATTCACTCTTACAATAAATGTTAGTACTGGTCGTGAAGAAGACTTTACATATTTTGGTTCAGAAGGATTTTCATTTATTCCTTATGAAAACACATATCCTATTGTAGGAGGATATTCAAAAAATAGTATTTATTATAAATCAATTAAAAGAAATTTAGGTATATTAGAAGACGAACAAATCCAAACATCATTTAAATATATTGGTGATAGATTAAAAACAGAACTAGCTTTAAATAAAATGGATTCTAGCAACAAAGATTTTTTCCAAGTTTTACCTACTTTTGAACAAGAGAGATATACTGAACCTGATGGTAATGGAGATTTAGTTTTTAGTGGTATAAGTAATACATTTCCTGATGAACTTGGTAGTACAATTGGTGATGTTGACATAACAAACATAAGATATTTTAATAAACCAAGAGAACTATGGGAAATGTTTGTTCCACACAATAGTACAGAATATGAAACATTCATAGACCCAAATTACGAAGAACCAATTGATAATTGGACTGCAGGTGGTGATGGAATTGGAGAAGGTGCTTTACCTGAAGATTATGCTGAATCAGACGACCCAATAGTAACTACTTGTTTAGATGATCAAGCTTGTAACTATGAGGGGAGTTTACCATGTATTTATCCTGAAAATAATGAATTAGAGTTTGAAGCTATAACTGCTTCTGTACTTACTGAAGATATGTGGGTTTGGAATTGGACTTTAGGTATGAGTGAACAAATTGATGCAGTTATGAATACTGGGATGGGTGTTGATTGTGGGGATGGCCATTGTACTTCACAATATGAAGGAGTTATAATTTGGCAATCAGATATTCCTGGTCCACCAATTACAGTTGACACTAATACTCTTCTTACAAGATTGATAGGTCCAGGTGAAAAAATGGATGTAAGACTAAATGGTGAGAGAATATTTGTAAATTCACCAGCTGCCGAGTGGGATTCTATAGATGAGTGGTGGTATGATGCTTCTCCATATGCTACACAAGAATTTCAAATTTATGAGGGTGATGTTTTAACCATTGTATTAGCTAATAGTTACTCTTTAAATCCAGAAAATTATTATGATGGTCGTGAATATGAAATGGATACGGGTGATACTCTAACCATACCATATTTAGGTTGTCCATCTCCATCAGGTGGAACTGATATGAATTATTATCCATTTGGTGAAGTTTTAGCGGGTGGTACATGTTATCATACTGCTGAATGTAAACAATATGGTGATGAAATAGTTGATTATTTTGACCAGGAGTTATTTTTTAGATTTAATAGTTATTGTATAGATAATGTTTGTACCGTATCATGTGGGGATACATTTGTAAAAATGCCTTGTTATTCTGATGAACACTGTTCTGAATATAATCATTATCAGCAACCTGATTGTATTCAACACCAATATACTTGTGATTTCACAAATCAAGATGAGGATGGTGCTGGTATATGTTCGGGTTGTGTATTTTATGGTAATCCGTCTTGGAACGCAGTTTGTGAGAATGGAGAATATGGTGAAAATAACGACCCATATTCAGAAGAATGTGCTGAATGTGGTAACAGATCTTGTGTAGGTGAGATGTGTCAAGGTGGTGAGAATGTTGGTGGTGAATGTGATCCTGAGGATGTAGATGAAAAGGGTTATCCAAACGATTGTCCTTGTAAAGAATCACCATATCAAAGTTTTCCTAATATGTGTGTTGGTGGTACTTCATATGAAACATGCCTACAACGTAATGATCAGTTACAAAATGTAACCACAGGTTGTGACGAACATGGAACTGTTGTTTGTTATGTATGTCCAGATCCAGAAACGCCTTTTTGTGACGATGTATATGGTGATGGAGCTTCAGCTGCTTGTTCCTCTTTTTGTGACGAATCGTGTTATGTGGAAGTATTCACTGATGGCCCTCCTCCAGGAACTTGTAAATGGCTTGAAGGTGTGGTTTTCAGTGCTTTATTAGGAATATGTTTTGAGGGGGGAACTTGTGTTAATGGTATGTGTATTGATGATTTACTTGGAGGTGATGATGTTAATAGACAAGGAAATATGAGGTCATTACTTCATCCTGGAAATCCTGGTTCACCAAGATATTGGAAAAATATTATTCCTAAAGATTTTGATATAATTCAATCAGAGTTTACAACTCATCAAGGTAGAGAAGGATTAAAATATTATAGAGATACCAGTGATGGTTATTTAAGCACTTTACCATTTCCAACTTACTTTGAAGAATTTGATATTAGTTCTGAATTAGGTCAAGAAATTAAAGATAAACAAATTAATCAACTTGATCTTTCATATTGGAATATACTGGGTAGAGAAGATATATCTATACACATTTCTGATATACTTATTGGTGCTGTTGAGATGCCACCCAATTGGGTTGATTTAACATCTCAAGAAAAACAAGAACTAACAAATGATGGATTGGGTTTAAAATCGAGCTCATATTATAGAAATCCAACATCTGTAAATGTTGACCCACTTTCAGAACAAGGATGGGATGGATTTCATCCAGAATTAGGATATAGGTATTATTATCCTGTATTACCTAAATTTAATCAAGGTGGTAGCTTTACAGACCCTCCTGAATATCCATATGAAAATATACCATTACCTCTTGAGGGGCCAATAACAGACGATAAATACCACGATTCTGCTTTAAAAATTTCAATTAACAGTGAAGAAATTGATACTAATGTACTCGATGATAAAAGTGGTAATAATAATAAAGGTTTTCCTATTAATGATTTTAGACCATTATTTGATAATGAAACACTTAAAATTGAAAAAACTAAAAATTTAAGTAGAATGAAAAAATCTACAAAAAATGGAGCATTTTAGTGGCTAATAAAAAAAGAATATTTAAAAATAAACCTGGTTATAATTTATACGGAAGATATTTGTTTTTATCAAATAATAATAATTTAGATCACGAATTATCTGATAGTGTTCCACAATACTGGGATAAGTTTATAGATAAAGATTTATATACAGCTCATGAAGACCATCCTGTAAACAAAGCTATTGTAGATTCTATGATAGAGTATCCTGATGGTTCTGCCCAAGATTATTTAAAGTATTCTTCGGATACTTTCTTTAGAATTGATGAGTTGGTATTAGCTAGAAGACCTGGTATTCAATATGGAATAAAAGATAGAAGAATTAGAATGTATATATTTAGTAACTATGGAACGCCAGTAAACCAAGTAAATCCAGATAATACTGCTGAAGATGAAACTCCATATAGAAATCCATATAATGAAGATGGAACTTTAAAAAGTTGGAGTGAATATAGAAATGATTTGTGGAGGTCTGGAACTTCTGCTAGACAAGATGCTGGTGAGGGTGCTACAGTTATGAATAAATATATCAGTAGTGTTGGCCAAACATCTGATCCTGGTCCTGTAAGTGAACTTGAAGGATATGTTTTGATGACAAATCTAAATGCGGTTCAATTTAATGAAGATGGTAACCCTACAGGAGACTATCCTATATACAATGATGCGGGTTTATTATCTGAGGGTGGAACTTTTTTAACGACAAAATATGATGCTTTTGTAAATCACCCAAATGTAAGTTGGAGTGATGTAGATTATTACATCGGTGCTTTTAATATTATTCCCCCACCTGATGAAGAAGATAGTGATGACCCGCCACCTACAGGTCAATCTCCAGGAGGAATTGGAATTATACCAGATTTTCATCAAGGTGGTGGTAAGGGTGGTGGATTACCTGCTTCTACAAGAACTGAAAATGCAATTTCAGCTTGTTTTCAACAAGATGGACAATATAATCCAATTTGGATTTCTATTGAACATAAAGGTGATGCATCTAAACCTGGTGGTGGTAATGATTTTTCAAGAAATGATAGAATACAAACTTACAAAATAAATCAAAGTGATTTATTTTATTATACTGATGAGGGTGATATTTTTGGAAAAGAAACAGCATTTGAATTTGGTGAAAATGATTCTTTAATTATGGATGAGACAGGACAATATGCTGTAGCTCAAACAATTACAAGTTTGAAAGTTACAATAAATACATTTGGTTACGATGATGTTAATGTAAATGCTGATTATCAGAATTTTTTAGAACAAGTAACACAACCTCAACCTCGTGTAGATTTAGAAAATTTGGATGAAAGATTTTTAAAATTATCACCAACAAATGAAATATTTTTTACTTCAAGACTGGGAATTACTGAATCAACAAGTTTGTTTAGTGATTGGACTCCATTGTCAACTGTAACATTGATTGATGACCAACACGAATTACAAGCTTATTACGAGGATGAAAAAAATAGAATTAAATCTTCATCACCAACTACAATTGAATTAGACATTTCGGTTGGAGAAGCTAAACAGACTTTCACAGATGGTGAAGAGATTGTTGATAGAACTCTTATGTTACCTGAAGGTTTGAACATTGGTTATGCTTATTTTGTAATCACATGGGATGACTTTGAAAATGAATTTGAAGAATGGGAAAAAGTGTTGGATGATTATCCATTAGATTTTGAACAACTTGTAAAAAAACAAGATGATAATTTATATAAAGCTGGAATTGTTGGTAGGAAATCATTGAGACATAGTTATACTACTCCTGGTATAAAAACAATAAGACTTTTAATGTTTAACTATGAAATAAATTCTCAAAGACCTTATAATGCTGAACCAATACGGTGGAAACTTGTAACAGTTAGACATTTTTTAGATATTCCTAAAAATTCTTATCCTGATTTTGGTGAGTTAGGTGGAAATGATTATGTAACTATTCCTTGGCCATATACTGTACCTGTTGTTGGGGGACTTAGTAGCCACTCAAAATATTTAAGAAGTGTGGAAAATACTTTACAAGGTGGTAAAATTGGTGAAAACGAAATAATTGATGAATATTTTCTTTTTGAGGCAGAAAAAAATGATGAGTTAGGAAAAAATGTTGAAAAAATAGATTTAGAACAAGTTAGATTTTTTAATCGTGGTGTGTTTGATATGCACTATCATTTAGGTTTCAACAATGAAAATATGTATGAACCAGAATTTGATCCTGATTATGAGTTAATAAATCAAGTTCGTATAAACGGGGAGTTTAATGCAACAGCTGAAAAGTATGGTAACTCTGAATGGGCTGACGGAGATTATCCAGATAATCTATGCTTAGATGATAATGGTTCTTGGTGGGATTTACAAACAGATATGACTATATGTGGTAACGCTAATTGTATAACTCCACAAAAAGCTTGTAATTATTATTTTCCAGGTACAACAGCTATTGTTCTTGATCCTGCTGATGATGAAGGAAATCACGCTTGTAACATTACAGAGTATTTAGTATATGAATGTATTTTGTATGATGGATTTCCAACTCCTTTAATAAATCACCCATATGATAATTTTACTTGGTGGGATGGTTCTCAGTTAAATAAAAAATACAGTAGAAATATTGCCGATACGATATTTATAGATGACATAACAGATTATTATGCTAGAAATCATTGTACTGTAGAATTGAATAATGGTTCGGTACTTGGAAAATCTGTAGACGATTCAAGTGGTAATGGACATAAAGGATTATTGATTGGTGATTATAAAATTAAAAAAACAAAAAAAGGTAAACCTATGAGAAGAGATTCATTTATTAAAGTACCTAAAAAAGATACCAATGAGGGAGCTTTATAAACATGCCAAAGTTTGAAAAAGATTATAATGAGACGGATTATCAGTTAATAGGTAGTCAAGTAGATGCGGAATTTGGTTTACCTGGTTCATATGATTATGTTAGGTTAATTGTATATCCAACTGAAAGTATTACAAACATTGTTAGATTGGAAGATAATTCTCCTGCGGTATTTTATTCTACATTAGAAACACTACCATTTAATATTAATGTTACACCATTTTTTAGTGGTAACCTTGATACAATTGAAGAAAGAGTATTAGGTAATACTAACTTAGTAATTAATGGAAATTTCAGAAGTGGTTTACAATATTGGGAAGACCACTCAACAGACCCCTACGATATTGCTGAAATAGATCCTGCTAGTCAAGCTTTAAATTTATTTAGTGATGGTTTAATACCTGAAGGTGATAACCCACCAAGTTTTTGTATATTTTGTACAAACTCAACAACAAACCCTATCAATCTTAAAGCGGGTGTAAAGTATAGAGTACAATTTGAATTTTCTACGGAGATGACAGAAGATGTGTATCCAACAGTTTCACTTAAAGGAACTTGTGGTGGTGCAAATTTAATTCAATCATTTACTGTTGAGAACGGAGTAAACACAGCAATATTTGTGGCTGATGGTGATTATCCTAATGCTGTTTTTCAGATTAATAATTCCGTTGGTGAAGAAATAAATTTTTTAATAGACAACATTGTTGTAGAAGAATACACAAATGTAGATTTATTTAATGACTTTAAAACTTATTATAACGATGTTGATAATAGTATATATGTAAAACCAAATGAAATATTTAATCAGTATGGATTACCTGAAGGAAATTATAAAGTTCAATTAGATTTTTTAAATCAAGTTAAACCATCTCCAAACGCACATTATGAATTTATTATAAAAGAAATTTCAACTTCAAGAAAAGAAGTCAGAGTAAAATTAATATCACAAGACATTGGAAAAGATGACCCAATAATATCAGAATTGACAAATCAGTTTAATGATGGTACAGGTGGTTATGCTTTTAAACATTTTTTAAATTTCGGGAATGGTGAACATATCCCAATAATGAATTATGAGTTTGATGATAAAACAGATGGAAGATTTAATCAATCAATAATATTAAAGTTATATGAACCATTATCAGGTATCGTACCTGCTTTATCAACTATTACAATTGAAAAAGAAATTTTAACAACTCAAGTTGAAGAAGTTTATTATTTCTCTGATGTAGCTGATGTATTTTTTGGTGATGGTTTAAATCCAGACCCACAAGAAAATTGGATAAATCCAGATGGTGAAAATACTTTCGAAAATTATAATGAATTGTCATCTTCAATACAAAACATTACTTTACAAAATCAAATATCTTCAAGTGATTATAGTTATCCAAATGTAAAAGTTAATTATAATGAATTTGAAAACCATACACATTTTGGTTCTGCTAAAATAAAATTAGAAAACTTTAAATCAAAAGTTCAAAAAATACAAAATTATTATGGAGAAATATCGGAATCATTGGGTACACCAAATGCTATTAATCCATTTAGAGATTCTGGTTCTGTTGTACAAATCCGTGAAACATTATTTGATAAAATTAATGATGAAATAAATTCATTTACACCTTATGAAAAGTTTTTATATTTTGATGGTCAGAGTAATTCAACTGCTTCGGCTCCAGGTGTTGGTAAAAATTATGCAGATAGTACACCTGTTACTCAACAAACTGATAAAGGTGAAGCTATTACTTTAAATCAACACGATGGTTTTGAAGTTATCTATAAATTTTCTGATAAAAGGCTAGATGGTTTGGAAGGTGCAATTGAATCTGATTATGTTGATTTATTCACAGACAAATATAAAGTTCACGATAAACCATTTTTTAATTATAGTGGTTCAATTTATTTATCATATTTAATGAAGAGTATGGTAACAGATATTAAAGGTCCTCTAAACAATCATAATGGTCAACAAATAGAAGGTGAACCATTACCACAAGGTGCTTTTCATTCAACTGATATACTAAATAACTCTCCTACTGGTAGTGAATATAGAAGATTTATATTTAAAGTTTCTCAATCTTATTGGATACCAACAGGTGATGATAGTGGGATTGGATATGATATAGACAACATTGAAACTTGGACAGCGGCTTCAAATGAATATGAAATATTAAGTGGTAGTGTAAAAACAGGTTCAAACCAAATATTCGATAGTAGCGGAGTTTATCCTCTGACTGTCATAACTGAATCTGGTAATCCATTAATTGGTGCTTGTATGCCTGCGGGTGAACTATTTAGAATAAATTATACTTCGGGCTCATTTGCGGGTGAAGGAGATGATGGTATAATAGATGATGGATTTTTATCAGCATCATATATAGCTGATGTAAAAGTTTCATTTAATAACCCAAGTGAAGCTCAACCATTTAGTCAACTTTATCATACAAGTTCAACTGCGTGGGTTGATTGGTTTAACAATGCAGTAACACAATCTGAACAATTTGACACAGATAATATTAATTCATTTGAAAACAATTTACCTCTTTATATTCAAGAAAGTTCCGATTATGGAGATTTTAAAGATTTCTTATCACTTCAAGGAGAACAATATGATATTATAAAAAATCATATTGATAGTTTAGGAACACTACATGAGAGAGGTTACAAAGAAGACAATTCTCCTCCTGAAAGCACTTATCCATTATTATTAGATAATATGGGTTGGCAAGCTATAAATCCATTTACTGGTGATTTATCAGAAACATTAGGTCAAGCTTTAAGTTCTGTAACATCTATTGATAAGATTAAAAACGATACTTGGAGAAAAACACTTAATAATTTATTATACATTTATAAAACAAAAGGAACACAAAACTCAGTTACAGCTTTATTAAATGTCTATGGTTATCCATCGGAAGTATTAAAGATACAAGAATTTGGAGGTTCGACTGAAGAACAAAACCAAATTGTCTTAACTAATAATCCACCTACATCAACTGGTGTAGATATAGATTTACTTAGGTCAAGTGGAAGTATCGGCTTTACAGAAAGAAAACAAAAATTGTATCGTTATATGTTACAAAATAAACCCGAAAGAACTATTAGAACAAAGTGGTGGATGGATGATGCTAATCCAAACACCATTGAGTTTGTATACAAACATAAAAAAACAACTAATACACAAACAATATTAGAGTCAAGTGGTAGTGGTGCTGAAACACTTTGGGACTTGAGATTAGTTCCAAGTACGGATGGTATTAGTTCATCATTTGAATTTAGATTAAATAATTCAGAAACAGGTTCATCTGCTATAGCAAGTAATGCGGTTTCAATGTCAACATCTTATTCTAAATTAGCTGCTGGACAGTTATGGAATGTAATGTTACAAAGAATGTCTTCAAGTATTAGTGGTAGTGGTACAAACGAATATAGGTTGCATGTTTCTTTACAAGATAAAAATAGAATAAAATTATACAATTATGTAACCATGTCAGTTAGTGGTGGAAGTTCCGTTGATAGTAATTATAGAGCTAATGAAAACTGGCCACATACTGGTAGTTTTAGAGGTCTTGATACCATAACTTCATCTAATTTATATATTGGTGAGACTATGAGTGGTTCATTAGCAGAAATAAAAGCTTGGTCAACCCCATTAAGTATTTCAAGGTTTAGACAACATACACTAAATAAATTTTCTTCTGTTGGTAACTCAATTAGTTCTCATAGAGAAGAATTAGTTTATCATTTTAAATTAGCTGAAAATTATAATAGTTCCTCTATATCAAGTTCTACTCAAAATATGTTCTTAATTGACTCAGCACCAACAACTACATATAAAGATTATTCGTTCCAAATATCAGGTTCATTGATTTCTGGTAGTTCAGCACTTTATGGTTTTGATTATGTTAATGTTATAAAATTTGGATTACAAGATAATGCATCGAGTAAAGCAATTGATAAACATATAATAGTAAATCCAAAAGTAAAAGTCAGAGGAAATTTGAGTCCTGAAATATCACCAATTAAACCTCTAAATGTGGATGATGGTAATAGACCATCAATTGTAATCTCTAAACGATTAGAAATGAATCGTTCTCCACAAGATAGAATTAATGATTATATATTAAATAATATGGATACATTTAATTTTGAAAAATACTATGGTAATCCTCAAGCTATGTATTCATCATCATATAGTGAATTTGATGATTTAAGAAAAGAATTTTTTGATTCTCATCCAATACAATATAATTCCAATGATTTTATTAGGGCTATGGAAAATATGTTTAATCATTCTGTTATTGAAGCTATAAAATCAGTTGTTCCTGCTAGTTCAACATTTAGTGACAGAAATTCAAATATGGGTGTGATAATAAAACCAACAATATTAGAAAAACAAAAATATGAAAGAGAAAAACATTCAGTTGAAGCAAATCCAAATTTATTTACTGGAAGTATAGAAATAACAAAAAATACAGATTATAAATCTGGATTCTCAAGTGTTGGTTCTATTGAATTACCAAAATCAGGTTCAACATCTGTTACTGATTTAATAGTAGAAACTGGTTCTGTGGTTTATCCTTATAGTGGTTCAATAATGGTATCACAATCATATTCAATAACGGGTTCAGAGATTATTATGCCATATAGTGGTTCAATAATGGTATCACAATCATACTCAATAACTGGCTCTTCAATCGAGTATCCAAAAAGTGGTTCAATAATGGTATCACAATCATATTCAATTTCAGGCTCTAAGGTTGAATATCCTTACAGTGGTTCTATTACTATTTCTGACACTGGAAGCTCTAACTCTAATATTAGACTTACTGGTTCAAAAATTATTTTCCCAACATCAGGTTCAATCGATTATGCTTCAAGAGCTAATAAGTCCTTTGTAAACATTCATGATTCTTGGGGAAAAGGTCATGTTACAGGAAGTGATACACATTTTTTAAATATGGCTTCTAAGATAACATCATCTATAACCACTGGTTCATATACATTTAATTTTAATAACTCTGGTTCACATGGTATGAAAGTTACAATAACATCATTTGACACTGGTTCGAATTTACTAACTAAAACATATGTTATTGCAACTGCTAGTGCGGTTGGGGATACATCAATTACTACAAATGGTGCACTTAGTTCTGATTCATCATCTGTACATTTTGTAACAGGTTCACCTGGAACAAATTCAGGTTCATTGTTGGTAAATTTATTAGCAGCTATTACCTCTTCAAATGGACATGGGCCTGATAAATTTAATTTATTTAAATATCCTAATTTGCTTGGCCATAATGTATTAACAGCTTCAGGTAAACTGGAACTTACTCAATCTGGTTTTGGTCCAAAAGGAAATACACCAATAATATTTAGTAATGATTTTTCATCGAGTACTGACCAAGATTTAATTTCTTCATCTTTTGATGGGGGTTCGATTATACCTGGTTATTTTAATGTTGGACATATAGAGACAAGATATGTGTTTCGTGCTATAGGTGATGTTGAGTATTATTCTTCATCTAAGGATAGTGGTTCTAATCATTCAGATGATTTTTCAAATCAATCAAGAATTTATAATAGAGAACTTTTAGATGATGGTGTTTATAAAAATTCAACATATGAATCTTTGATGGGTGGTACTGTAGGAAATCAAACTGGTAGAGCTTTAGGTAAAACAAAATACTTTTTGACATCTTCTACTGGAGTAATAACATTACCATCAAATCACATAGCTAAATTTAGTTATCCATTTAAAGCAAAAATGTATGAGGGTACACAAAATATAACAAACACTGGCTCAAATATATATCATAGAAATAGTGATGATGTTTCATCAGCTTCATTCTATAGTGTTAAAGTAACTGGTGGTGAAAACGAAATTAAAGTTGTAAATAATAAAGGTAAATTGGGTGGATCAGGAAGAATTATATATGATTAGAAAAAATAGTACATTTTTTTAATTTTTTTAATATTTATATATGAATTAGAGTATGACAATACTTACAATTAGGAGAAATTAATATGGGATTTTTAGACAATTCATCAGTAACAGTAGATGCTGTTCTTACAAAAAGAGGTAGAGAAATTTTAAAAGATGGTGGTAATTTAAATATCACATCATTTACTGTTTCAGATACAGGAGTCGATTATTCACTTTGGAATGCAGATCACCCAAGTGGTTCTGCTTATTATGGTGAGGCTATTGAAAACTTACCTATGATAGAAGCTAGTGTTCATGCGGAACACAATCTTAGAAATAGATTAATAAGTTTAAATCAAAATACAGTAGCTCTTCCTGCTTTACTTTTAGCAAATATGGATACACTTAATGGTGAAGTTAAAACATTCGATCCAGGTGATGAAGCTAATGGTGAAATTCCTGTTAAGTTAACTGGTTATACTCCAAGTCAAGGGATGGGTATGACTTTAATACTTCCAAATCCAGATTTATTTTCAGTTAGGGGTGGTACTATGAGAGGTTCAATAAGTGGAACAAGTCGTATACACTTACATTCAGAAAACATTCCACATGCTCAAGAATATCATTTTTCAGGAGACAGTTTTCATTTAGTTCCAATTCAACAAGATGAAATAGGAAGAGAAACAATAATAACTGTAATGGACAATGAGAGTGGTGCATATGCACAGGCTAGAATAATAAACAATATAGATAAAAATCAAACTGCACTTCTATCAAGTGGTGGTAAGGGATAATAAATAGGAGATTAGAAAATGCCAATAGTTGCTACAAATATACAATTAGATTCAACGGAGGGTATGGATAAAATAACTTCTACAGAAAAAGTTACTTCTCCTTATTTCTCAGATGGTTCTACAGAACTTTTAGGTTCAAGTGTAGTTTCATCATCATTATCTGGAGATAATGAAAAATACTTTTTCGGAATTTCCAAAACTGGAGCAGCAACAACAGAAGAATTTAATGTCGCTTTCGGTAGTACTAATGGGTATGGACACAGTGTTGAAACAAACACAAAATCAGAATCGGAAGCTATTTATAAACAATTTGCTAGTATGTTGTTAACACCAACTGAAGTAACAGGTGGTTTCTTTATATCAAGAAATAGTAGTTTAACAACAGCTCCTTCAGAAGCATCCATTACAACTGGAAAAGATTCTGAAATATTTATTCTTAGTTCAAGAAGAACTAATCACAAAGATAGATTGAACAAAGGTAATTGGACTGTAGCTTTATCTGGTTCATCTACTACTATAGCTGAAGCTTCTGGTAAACTTGTTGAATTAACCGATGATAGTGTCAACGATTCTCCTATATCTACACCAGCTGGTGATAGATATAATATTGTAAGTGGAACACTTGGAACTGTTGTAAAAGCAGCATCTGTAAAAACTTATGGTTTTTATTATCCTGATATGGGAATTATGGTATTTAGTCAACAAGAATTATCTTCTTCAATACCTGGTAATGATGATACAGTATCTGAAAAAGTTCAATTTGGTTCAGCTTCATATGCTGGGTTTGCTACTCCTGCAACTACAAATCTTGATTCAGATCAAGCTGTAAGATTTATAAACTGTTTAAGTGGTTCAGATGCTAAACTTTCATTTAGAGATGAAGAAGACCAAATAAGTGCTCAATATTTTTGTAGAGTTAGGTCTGGACATTGTAATTTCTCAAATAACCCAACATTTGTTTCAGGTTCATTAAACGAGTTAAGACACTCAAAAATGAGAGGTAATCCACAGACATTTATCTCATCAGTTCAATTATATAATAACGCTGGTGATATGGTTGCAGTTGGTAATCTATCAAGTCCATTGAAGAAAAACTTCCAATCAGAAGCAACAATTAAAGTTAAATTAACTTATTAATAATGGGCTACCATGCATGTATTCGGAGAGATTAATAAATCATCTACTGTAGTTGAAAATAATGTTGTACATTATACTCACAATTTAATTACATCTTCACTTGGAATACAGTCTATAAAAGTAGTTTCAGGTTCAATAAGTAGTAGCTATTGGGATTCTCTAAATGTTTTATTCTATACAAGTGGTTCACCTAAATATGTAGGAGAACATAAATTTGCACATCCAGGAAGAAACCTATCTGTAAATGACCCATTTAGTACACAATTTTTAACAAAATTTCATGGCTATCCAAGTCAAAGTATTTTTACAATACCATCAACATATTATGGTGAGAAGATTAAAGAAGGAAGCTTTAAACTAACAGATACTTCAAAAGCCTCAAGCGTTGTTATAAAGGATGATGGTTTTGGTAATCTTTATGCTGTTGACAACACAGTATCTCATAGTACAAATAATCAATCTTCTTCAGAAAATTATGTTGGTAATATTTTTTATAATCAAGGATTAGCTGTAGTAACTGAAACATCTTCATATTCACATACACCATCTATTGCAAGTGTAAAATATGTTAATTCATCTACTCCTCCCGGACATGATCATTTTTTTATAACTGGTAGTGATTTATCCACATCTATACAATTTATATCAACGGGTTCAACGGAGACTGATACGGCCACTATTAAATTTTTTGGAAGTGGTTCAAGTACAGCTAATACAGCAGCTTCAGGTGCTAGAAAAATAAATGATGTATTTGGTGGTATTCATATAAGTGCTTCATCTGTTGGTAATGTTATTACAATGTCAAATTCTGCAAATTTATTAACTAATCGAAGACCACTTAATACAACTGATAATTTACCAGCTATCTCAGGTGCGGGTGCTTTCACAACTTCTTCAGGTTTTAGTGGTGGAACAGCTGCTATAAATTATTCTGATATTGGAACAAATTATCAAATACAATTAGATTCATCAAATACTATAACTACATATGAATATAATGTCACTTTATTACCACAAGAATTTAATCATTCCATGAATTACACATTAAGAAGTCCAATAAGTGGTGCAGGAGAATTAAAACTATCAACACCATATTTATCAAAAGATTTTACAGGTAGTTTATTTCATCCATATATCACAACAATAAATTTATATCAAAATGGAGATTTATCTGAACCTATAATTCAAGCTAAATTAAATAAACCTATAAAAAAGAGTAAAAAAATTAATACATCATTTAAAATAAAATTAGACATATAAGGAAATAAATGGTTTCATTAGGATTAGATGCATCAACGACTTGTGTCGGATATGCATTCACACAAGATAAGAAGATTCTCGATATGGGATTCATCGACATCAAAAAAGAAAAAACACCCAAAGATAAAGTTGAAAAAGTACTTGGAAAATTGAACGAAGTTTCGTATTTTAATAATGTTAATGATATTAACATTGAAGATAATTTATCAGGATTCGCTGGTGGAAGAACTTCACAACAAGTTATTATCAAGTTAGCTAAGTTTAATGCTATACTATGTTTTATGTTGGAAAACTTTGATTTTAAAGTTCATAGTATAAATCCAATGACTGCTAGAAAAAATGTATTCGGAAAAGCAAGAGTTAAAGGGTTAAAAGCAAAAGACTTTGTAAAACAAGAAATAGAAAAAATGTACAATACTAAAAAATGGTGTAAAGAAACTGCACGAGGAAATTGGGATAAGAGAAATATCGATATGTACGATGGATTGGTTATGTCACTTTTTGCAAAAAAAGCTTGATTTATTCATAAATCTTTCGTATATTGTATTGAATGTATAAATACGAATTAGTCACATTGTTAGAAAAAGTATTAATGAAAAGTTACCAAATGAAAAATGGTGAAAGTGCTTTTCATTGTCCTTTCTGTAATCATCACAAAAAGAAATTACAAGTAAACTTTGACACCCAAAAGTGGCATTGTTGGGTTTGTAATGCTGGTGGGCATAAAATTGGAGTATTGTTAAGAAAGATAAATGCACCTAAACAAATTGTATCTGAAGTATTAAGAATACTTGGTGATTATAAAGGTGTTAAATACGAAAAAGATAAAAAAACAGAATACAATGTTTCATTACCACAATGTTATCAACCACTTTGGAAACCCTCAACCGACCCATTATATACAAATGCTATAAGTTATTTAAAGAAGAGAGGAATAGGTGGAATAGATATTCTTCGTTATTCTATGGGTTATTGTTCATCAAATGGTTATTCTAATCGTATCATTATTCCAAGTTACGATGCCGATGGTAAATTGAATTATTTTATAGCAAGAGATATGTTTCCTAATTCAAAGTTTAAATACAAGAATCCACCAATGTCAAAGGATACAGTATGTTTTGAAATGTTCGTTAATTGGAATGAACCCATTATATTAGTTGAGGGTGTATTTGATGCTATTGCTATTAGAAATAATGCTATTCCTTTATTAGGTAAGTTTCCAAGTAAAACATTAGTTATGAGATTAGTAGAAAAACAAGTTAAAAAGATTTATGTTGCTCTCGATGAAGACGCAAGACAAGATGCAATCAAGTTAAGTAAGTTTTTAATGGATTATGGAATTTCTACATACTTATTAAATATGAAAGACAAAGACCCTTCAGAATTAGGTTTTACAAAGTTTTGGGAATTACTCAATACAACTCAACAATCAAAATTTTCAGATATAATAAAAGGTAGGTTATATGGATAGAATATTTATATTCGATGTAGATGGGACATTAACACCATCAAGACAACCAATGACAGAAGAGTTTCAAAAGTTTTTTAAACAATGGATAAAGAAAAACAAGTTTTACTTAGTTACAGGTAGTGATTTACCTAAACTACAAGAACAAATGTGTATGTATGATATTGAAGCTGAAGGAATATTTACTTGTTGTGGAAATCAGTTTTGGTTACCAAATCCAAGTGTTCCAATTCAAAGTGCTGATTTAATATATTCAAATAAATTTAATCCACCTAAAGATTTAATCGAATCTTTAGAAAGAAAAGTATTGAAAAGTCAATATCCTCATCGTTATGGTAATCACATTGAAGATAGAGGTTCAATGGTAAATTTTAGTGTTGTGGGTAGAGATTGTACACAAGAACAGAGAGAAGACTATTTTGAATGGGATAAAAGAATGGGTGAAAGAAATATAACATGTATGGAAATAAAAGGAACTTATCCTGGTATAGATGCAGTAGTCGGTGGACAAATATCAATAGACATCTATCCCAAAGGAATGGATAAATCACAAGTTCTTAATGTAATAGAACAAGAAAGATTAGTACCACCCAGTGAATATATTTTTATAGGTGATGGTATTGAAAATTATGGTAATGATTATCCATTAGCAGAATTGATGGATAATACGGAAATATGTGATTGGTATCACACAAAAGGTTGGGAACATACAAAAGAAATATTGGAGTCATTGAATGATTAAAACAATTGCACATTTAGCAGATA